ACAACACCAAGATCAAGTCTTAGTGATTGAAAGTTGCCAAGGTTAAGTGTGTATCCAAGTGTTACAGATACCTTTGTCTCTTCGTTTTCCATTTCATACCCTTCGTTAAATAGACTCACTCCACACTGGAATAAATCGTCCATCTTCAGTTCTCGTATATGTAAGTATACCATCGCCCATTCTTCGTGTCAACTCTTGTTTGCTGGGCGTAATATCATTTGTAATTAAATTATCTTTTCTTGGTCTTCCAATATGGTGTGATGCAAGTATATCACGTATCTCTTTTACTTGTGATTCTGAATAATATGATCTTACTTGAAATCCTCTTGCTCCACCTTTTTGAGATCCCGTTGGAAATGGAATGACTCCTCGTTTCATTAGTGATGGCATATATTTTTTATGACGATTAACTAAATCAGCAGTCTGGCCAACAGTGTATGCTCGCTCTCTTTTCTTTTTAAAGTCACTAATTAAACAACTTTCAATTTGATCTTTGGTAATGTTATAAACAGACATAATTCCATTAGATTTATTTAAATGATAAATTCTTACAAGGTCTCCATTAAGAAACCAAACCTTTTTATTTCCCTGTATTATAGGGAGGACATTGTAGCCTTCACTCTCGATACTTCCTTTTTTAACAGCCATTGCCCCTCCAAAGAGTCTTGTGGTGGATGAAAGAAACTTCTTGACCCACACTTCATGCAATATGTTTCAAGATGACCAACTGTGCTGTACTGTCTGTCAAGAAACATTCTTCCGTTACATCTAAAACATTTCAACATTAGTTAGGTACGCCGATGATAATTAGATTAACATCTATAGACACATCTCCAGAGGTATTGAATCTAACCATGCCTTCAAGTCCAGAGGTAGTTATGCTTTTTAATACTACGGTTACATTTTTACCAGCAACAGTATTACCAGTGTTAAGTGCAGTTGCTGTTGCAATTGGTGTGTACTTAAATTCTCCAGGGAAAGAGTATGTAAAAGATTTTTCTTCTCCAGCAGTGATAGTTCCACTATTCACAACACGGACATTTCCAGCAATCACTCTTGCTTCGCTGCCCTTAATATTTTGTCTTCCAGCATTTGGGGTATCAATTGATGTGTACTTGTACGTGGATGGAGATATAGCGGTTGACAATTCATTAATCGCCTGGGCCATCTGAGAAATATAAGTTACATCTAGTGGTTGCCCACGCTCTGGTAGTGGTATTTTTGCCATGGTTATATAATTATACCACTAAACCACTAGTGGCGCAGAGGTAAATATTGCAGCAGTAGACGAATATGCCTTTGGATATGTAGGTATTTGTACTGCAACTGTCAGTGTAGAAACTGTATTAGCAATCAAAGTTGAAAACTGTGTGGTTGTTGTTGTGGCCATATACTGCCATACGGCAGTTGGACCTGTTCCAGTTTTAAAATAAATATCATATTGCTTTACTGCTAATCCGCTTGGCTGTTGCCATACCATATTAACTACCCTGCCTGTTACTACTACGGAACATTGAACTGTGGGAAACATTTGAACTGCTACTGAATAATATGGTGACCAGTGAGAGTATCTATTCTTATCTTCAGAAGCAATTCTATATCTAACTGAATACTCTCCTGTTAAACCATTAAACGCTGGAAGGTCTTCTTTTTTAATAATTACCTTTTTAATTATTGGATCTGCCATTATAATACATCCATGCCAAACCTAAATTCAATGTGGTTTGTTGTATTAGGATATTTAATAATTGGTTGAGATGCTGTATTTTTAATAACAGAGTAACCGCTTAAACCATATATAGGGTTTGCAGATGTTACATTTTCTAATCTTAATGCATCAAAGCAGACATAGTAATTATTTGAAATTACATTATCTTTAATTACTGATGCATAAATTTTAACAGCCTTTACGGTGCTCCATGTAAATCCATTGCTCTTGTACAAATCTTCTAATTTTTTCTTTGAAATAAAGTATCTATTGCTTGCAAAATCTACGCCCAAGTCTGACTCTTTAATCGTAGTCTCAAACTTTGCAGACTGTGCGTTAGCACCAGTTGTTGCATCTGAAAACTCCATTACTATTCTAACTTCGTCTGGCTGTACACTAGACTCTCCATCTTTGTTGATTACAGAGAATGCCAGTCTTAGTTCATCTGATGGTGCGTTTTTGTTTAAATCCAAATTTATACCAGTTAGGTGTATATATTTTGAGTTACTTGGCACAACCAGTCTGCCTGATGCAACAGAAATATTTGTTAGATCTCCTCTAACAACCATTGTGTTATTTAAAAATCTGCATCTTTCATGTCTGTCAACTCTCTCAGAGTTTGTGAATATTGTGTTGTCTGCATTGGTTTGAAATACTGGTAGTTCTGTCAATGTTCCAGTTGCAGAATACTTTCTTGATGAATCTATTGTATATGATCCAGCAATTACATTGTTTTCTCCTAAAGGAATTTGTATGCTTGGGATACTTAGTGAGTTGGTGTCTACCTGATGCTCCCAGTTTTCGTTAGTGCTAAAAGAATAAAGGGTCTTGCTGTCGTATGCTCCAGCAGTTGGGTTTGATCCTGCTGACCATACTCCAACTTCTGTTATTTCATATCTTTCTGCTGTTGGAAGTTCTGCAGTAAATACAATTTTTGACTGACCATTTTCTGTAACATATCCACGAGAAGTAATTGGAACTCTAAACATTTCAAAATCTAAAGATTGCTTTCCTGAATAGTCTCCATACTGTCCATCAAGGGCTAGTGGGGTAGGTCCACAACCAATGGCAATATATGATGCATAGGCTGGTGCCTGTCCTACTAAGTACTTTGCTAAAATATTCTTACCTATATTAGTTATCATTATTATTCCGTCCCCTGATATATTGTACCATCAAGTATCTCTCCAGAGTTTATTATCTGAACCTCTACCTGCTCATCTTTTTCTAGGTTGGAAACATTGATTACAAGATTTCCTTCAGAATCAAGGTAGACAACATCTTCTAAAATTCCACTAGAACTATATGGCAATTTATTTTCTAGTCTTATTGGAAAATTTTTAAAGTACGTTTCTGCAGCATTCTCAAGTCTAATTATATTATTAGCGTTATACTCTAAATATAGATTTTTTAAATTTTTAATTGGACTATATATAACATCTTGTCCATTAATGATGTCACTTCTTGATATGTTTATTAATTCTTGACCACCAATATTTTCAAAGATCAGATCTGCCATAATATCTATGTCAAGTGGCAAGTTGCTTAATGCAATTAGTGCGGGAGTGGCAACAAGGACTGCTGGGTTAACAACGGCTTGGGATGTTGATGCTGGTTGATTTGCTGTTGAGCCTGTGGCCATTACACTACCTCACTTAAAAATACTGTCATTTCGGGACCATCTTGATTTTTTGAATACTCTATATTATATATGACAAATCTTGAATTAGCAGATCCAGTCTTATCTATACCGTTTTCAATATAATCTAAAGATACTATGTCACCTAATTGAATCATTGGGTTTGCAAAAATCTTAACACCAATAGATCTTCTTGGCTTCATGATTTTTTTAATAACCCAAGACATAAGATTTTCTGCATCACCATGTGACTGAATGTATGGAACCTCAAGAGAAAAATCTTTTTTGCCATATGCCATTCGGCTCATCTTAATGTCCTCATAATCTTTTTTAATTTTATTTGGATAGGACACAAGGGTGGTTCCAACAAACTGTGGATCTGATAAGTCACTATTTTTTGAAAAGTATGCGTCTACCGTAAGGTCGTTATCTGATTGCTGTGTAAAAGTTATTCCTTGAATCCTTAAATAGTTTCCACTACTTTCATCAAGACTTAGTGCTGTGTCAGTTGAGTTAAAGATTAAAAATTCTGCCCCATATGATCCAGCCCTAAATCCAGAAACAGAATACCCCTTTAGTCTGTTAAAGGTTGGAGATAGTTTTGCATATAATGCAGGGTATGCCTTATCATATTTAATATTAAAAGAGGCTGCCTCTCTCATAATAGTTCCAAATTCATCAAAATACATACTAAATTTTGGAGGTTCTGCAGAACTAATCCCAGCAAGGTATGTTCCCTGTACAACTCCACTCATTGCATACTTCATAAAAGAATCATTAGCATTAAGTTCTGAGTCCCCAAATACTGAGGCAATTGGGGTGTCTAGTTGAAATGCTGTATTCTGTGAATAGTTATTTGCTAAAGCATAAAGATTTTCAAACATTACTCTTGAAGAGCCACGAACAAATAAAGCCATATTATTATATATAGGTAGTGGATCAGTGTCATCAACAGTAGCAATTAGGTTGTTGTTGAGGTATAGGAAAAACCTTCTTCTTGTTCCTACTTCTTGGTACTCAACGGATAGATCATAGACTGTTGGATATTCTTCTGCAGCCATTCTGTATTGTCCAGTAAACTTTCCATCATCAACAATAATGCTTGTTAGGCCTTCATATAGTTTAACTGGTACTGCTGGTGTAACTGACTGAATATTAACATCCCCGACAACTGGCGATTTAATCTTATAAAACAACACATTGTGGACATTCGTCTTTTGCTTATCATTTAAATTGTTTGCACCAAGAGCAATAATTTCAAAGTAGTACCCGTTGTTTGTTTCTGGGTTTATCATTACTGCAAGCCCGCCAGACCCTCCTGAGATATTTATATTTTTATCTGGCGTTGTTCCTGGCACTGTAAAATATGTTGATGCTCCAACTGGTGTTTGACCAACATTGGGATCATTCTCAATCTTACCAATAATTCTCATCCTTGTTCCAAAATGTTTAAACTTATCTGTTAAAGGTTTGTAGACATAAGAAACAAAATCAATGGGTGACTCTGTTGTTGTAAACCCTGGACCGTTCATGACAAGTGCTGATGATTGAACAGTACCACTTTGAGTTGAAAGCATACTGTTAATATCTGTTTCTGAAATATACTTAGATGCTAAAAAGTTTTTAATGATGCCATTTCTTGTAGTCTTTTGTGCCAATTTGCTATTAAGTCCTGTTGCACCAACAACAGTTGGGGGAGTTGTTTGATTTAATTTAAATAAATACTTAGAGTCCATTGTGCAGCCACGAACATTTGCATTGTCTGACCAATACGGATTAAGCCCAGCAGAGTGCAGCACAACTGTTGTTCCAAACTGTCCTCTTCCATGTTTAGCAACTGGACCATTTTTTAATTTAACTATCCCAGATATTTCTTCATAGTTTGGTTCTGCATAAATCCTTACAAGCCCAGTCGGATAAATTTTTCCATTAAACGGCAATGATGAAAAATACTTGTCGTATTCCTGTACGTTATTAATCCAAACATCTCCAGTACCAGCAATATTATATTGAACAGCGTCGTACTTAATAATCTCACCGTTAGAATATAAATATCCGTTATATCTTGTAATCCAGTAAACACCTTCACCAAGATCCATGACATTGTCTACAACTAAATTATTTTTAACGCTTGGCACAAGAGCAGAAAGGTTTGAGTTAAGTGGAATTGCACTTAGCATATAAGAAGACATATTCCCAACTTCGTTATTTATTGATTTTGTATTTTCTGTTCCTGAGACTTCCCAAAGAAGAACTGGCTTATAGATCCAGGTTTTTTCATTATCAATCAGACTTGCTTGTTTAATACTTCCAATAGATCTTTGAATATGTCTTGTTGTATATACAATTTTCCCATCATTATAGACATCGTTATCTTCAGAAGTAATTTCTAATATGTTTGCAAGTTTGGTTCCTATTCTTTCATTTTTAATTACTCCAGAGTCTTGTGAATCTGATGACCCATAAAGGGTTAGGTCTGTTTCTCTTTCTTCTATAGACGGCATGATGTAGTTTTTACTCATCATAACAAAGTTATTGTACTCGTCAAAAAACATTGCTGTCTGTGTGGATACTGCTATGTCTTCTAATATTTCTGCAATAGTTTTTTCTGGTGGAATAAAGAAGAATGGTATTGTGACCTCTGACTCTCCTTCAACTCTTTTAAATACATAATTAGAAAACCCGATAGAGTCAAGTAGTAACGATACTGCAGAACTTACCGAAGTTCTTGTTGACAATATTTGTGGCGCTGTTTGTGATTCAAAATAAAAGAATAAGTCTCTTAGTTTAATGTCAACTTGCTTTGAGTCATTTGATATTTTTGGGAATCCATCAGAGTACATTGTCTTAATTGGAACATAGTAGTCTACACCATTAACATCAACAATGACATCGTACAACTTTATTTGTATGTTTTTTAAAATATACTTTCCAATAATGCTTTCTGTATTATTTTTGTTAAATGCATCATCAAAATCAAAGAGTTGAAGTTTTCCTGTAGAGGCCAATAGTTGTCCTACTGGCAAACCGCTTACACCTAAATCTGATGCACTCTTATTTACCGAAAATTCCATTACCCTATCTGAAAGATCTGCAGTTAATCTTGGAGACATTTCAATTAGATCAAAAGATGAGTCAAACTTATTCATGCTATCTACAACTATTCTCATGCCATAAATATATTCAAACTCTTTATATTTTTTTATTGATCCAACGTTATAGTATTTTGGAGATGTGAAATCTGTTACAAAGTTTGTAAACCTATCTACTGCAGATTCTTCAAGTTGCCATCCATATGTTGGTGTAAAAGTTTTCCACTCTGAGTCATACCAAATACTATATGATCCAAGTTCTCCATCATTTTCTACTATTAGGAAAGCATCTCCTTCTTCTGCTGTTTCAGGTCTAAGACTTAAAGATGCTAACTCTCCTCTAAAGATAAATATGTCTGAATATTTTTTTGGAACTATAAGCCCATAGGACATTTCTACATAACCATCTGACTTAATAATGCTAGTTCCGTCTTTTCTTTTATCTTTTTCAGAAAAAGAAACTACTTCTACCCAGGTGCTCTTATCGTTTAAAACTTCAATCTTCCACACGTTGGGGACTGTCTTGTTTGTGTCTCCAAAGTAAGGGTCAAAGATCGTCTCTGATGAATTTGAAAATGTTCCATAGTCAAGTTCACCCGTGTTTGTTTGCATTTTTACAACAAGTCTGTTTGCTGGGACCTTATCTTTATATACTATAAACGGAGCAGCGTCTTCAATCCTATGTCTTCCATTGATTGTCTTATTGGCAATTCCATACTCAATCCCGTTTTCAGTTCTAAAGGATGTCCAGTATTTAAATGGATCATTTTTGTCTGGCATATAGTATCTTGGTCTTTTAGCCATGTTTATATTTGCATTGTGCAAATATTTTCCATTAATATAAGTTGCTTTATTTATTCCAGATCTTGGTCGTTGTGGTTTAAAGCAATCCTCTAAAGAGTAAAGCATTTTTAACTTATCCTTATAGGCTATAAGGGTTGTGGGGTCTCCATTATCTTCAAACCCTCCGTCAATAACAACATCTGCATCTGTAGCACCAGTATAATATTTTCCGTCATCATTTAAATCAAAACTTGCCATGCGAAGATTATATTTTGAGTCGGATGGGGATGTAGATGTTGGTCTATATCGATAGTTACCAATTGTAAAAATATTTGTTGGAATATTCATGTTCCACTCTGCAATAACTGCAGACTGAGTTTTAATAGAAGAACTTGTTTCTATATGATTTAATAAATCTTTGTCTTGAAACATTACGCCTCTTCCAGTGTTAAAGAGACATTCCAAAAGTCAAAGTTAAGCCCACTTCTTTTTACTACAGAGTAGTTAAAGTCTGATAAAAAAACCTCTATAATTTCATTATACCTATTTGTATTATTAAATCTTTCGTCTTGAGGAGTGTCTGGATTATCCTCAAAGTTTGTATATTTATCATACGCAAGATAAACCCAAAATGATCCATTGTGGTTTTTGTACCAATCTAGAAGTTCTACTCCTCCTGCTCCACCATCAGTAGTAAACTCTAATGGGCTTGGTCTAGAAACAGTTTTAAGCATATCTGCATTTCCATTAATGTCAAAGTCTGCTTTAGTATCGTAGGCTCTGGATGGCAACATGCTCCAAGATAAAGATATATTTAGTTTATCTGCAACGTGATATGACCTCATTCTGCCGTTAATCATTCTTTCACGTTTTTCAATTCTAACGGGCTTAAAGTCTATCTCTGATCTATTATCATCTGACAGGATTAAAAAGTCTCCTGTATTGGCCTCAGAGCCTGTATAGGCCCCTATCTCGTGACCATCTGGTACATAGAAACCATTAATCTTTGTTCCAGGGTTATCTGCAAAAAGAACGGCTTGTGGTCTAGAGTATTTCTTTCTACCAGACATATAGTTATTAGTTGCCATTATAATCTATTCCCCCTGATTTTTTGTGAGTCAATGCTCTTTATTTGTGTCATTACAACTCTTGCAATATCATCTGGGTTTGCATCTGATTTTACATTAACACTAATACTATAATTATACACTGAGTCTCCTACAGATGAACCACTATTTATTGACTTCATCCTATCTACACCATGAGATTGAACAGCATACTTGCTCATTACAAATTCTCCTGGAGTCAACATCGCTGGAACAGTATCTGATCCACGAGCAAGACCACCTATTCCAAAATACTTAGGCTTGATCAAACCACCAGATGATTGATACTGCATTGCAAGTCCACCGCCACCACCTGATGCATTGGGATCAATTCCAGCATTTACAATTGCATCGTATGCAGCCTGCGCTGCAGCAAGTCTTGCTTGTAATCTATCGTAGGCAGCATCTGCGCCATAGCCACCACCAGTACCTGCATCAACTGCTGCTTGCGCTGCGTCAAGTTCTGAAACTATTCTATCAAATTCTGCTGCTGCTGCAAGTGACTCTGCTGTTTCTCCAGGAGCAACATAAGCATTTGCTCCAACCCCACCAATTGCATTTACTGCACCCTGAACTGATCCAGGAACTCCAGATGCGTATTCAGCCATTTTTGCAAGG